TACCCGTAAGAGAATATTTACCAGATAGAGATAAGGTCAGCAGAGTATATGCTGCTTCTCCCTTGATTGAATCAGGTAGAGTATGGGTTCCTAAGAATAAAAAGTGGACGGAAGAACTTGTTACAGAATTATTACAGTTTCCAAATGCAGCTCATGATGATCAGGTAGATGCCCTAACGATGGCTGTACATTACATGAGAGAATCGTGGCATATTACCCATCCTGAAGATCCTGAATGGGAAGATGAACCTAGAAAGAAAAAGGTTGCATACTGGAGGTCTTAGGTGTATAATAGACCTAACGGGAAATCTTTATTTAAATATTTAATAAGACGGGAAAATAAATATGGCAACAGAACGAAATCCATTTGATCAAATACCACAGGAAGTGGCTAATGTAGTTCCCCTGAATCCTGTACCAACAGGTGAGGAACAGGAAGCTACATTTGAAGTGGAACCTGATGGTGGTGTAACAGTTGACTTTACCAGCACAGTAGAAATGGTAGCAGAAGCTCCTGTTCAGGAATGGTATGCAAACTTAGCTGAAATGCTGGATGAGGAAACATTAGGAGAAATATCCAATACTGTATACAATAACTACGATGCAGACAAAAATTCCCGACAGGAATGGGAATCTATGTTTGAACGTGGCTTTGACCTGCTTGGTCTGAAGATACAGGAAACATCAGAACCATTTGAAGGTGCATGTAGTGCAGTACATCCACTACTGGTGGAGTCAGCAGTCAAGTTCCAGAGTAAAGCATCACAGGAATTGTTCCCATCGGCAGGTCCGATCAAGACACAGATACTTGGTAAGTCAACTCCCGAAAGAGAGATGCAAGCCAATCGTGTCAAGAACTTTATGAACTACCAAGTTACAGAACAGATGCCAGAGTACTTCGATGAATTTGAAAGAATGCTTTTTCATCTTCCATTAATAGGCTCTGCATTTAAAAAAGTATACTATGATGCAAATCTAAAACGACCCGTATCAGAATTTGTACCTATTGATCAATTCTATGTATCATACTATGCAAGTAACTTACGTAAAGCAGATAGATATACACATGTAATTTATCGTAGTCCTATTGATCTGGCAAAAGATATTAGATCTGGTATATATTCCAATACGGATTTACCAACGGCTACCAATCCTCAACAAACTTCTATTGCATCCAAGATGGATACTATATTAGGATTCTCTCCATCAAATGATACTGATCCACAATATGTATTATTGGAACAACATTGCTATCTAGAATTAGATGAACCTAATGCGGAAGAAGGAATAGCACTTCCCTATATTGTAACAATAGAAGAACAATCCAGAAATATTTTATGTATTCGTAGAAACTATAAACCTGACGATAATAACAAAGAAAGAATAAATCATTTTGTTCATTATAGATTCGTACCGGGATTTGGTTTCTACGGTTTTGGCCTTATGCACTTCCTTGGTAATCTTACCATGAGTGCTACAGCAGCAATGAGAAGTCTTATTGATGCAGGTCAATTCGCTAACCTGCCGGGAGGATTCAAGGCAAAAGGTGTTAGGATGGTTGGTGACAATGATCCTATCAGCCCCGGTGAGTTTAAAGAAGTTGAATCTACAGGTATGGACTTGGCAAAGGCTATCGTTCCTCTCCCGTACAAAGAGCCTTCCTCGACCTTGTTCCAGATGTTAGGTTTCGTAACAGCAGCAGGTCAGAAGTTTGCAGACAGTACAGAACAGATTGTATCAGAAGCATCTTCTTACGGCCCTGTAGGTACAACTATGGCACTACTGGAAGCATCCAGTAAATTCTTCTCAGCAATTCATAAACGATTGCACAAATCCCAAAGAGATGAATTTAGGATCTTGGCTAGAATAGATTATGATTATCTACCCAATGATTATCCCTATGATGTGCCTTATGAAAGTCGGAGTATATTCAAGTCTGACTTTGATGGAAGAGTGGACGTTATCCCCGTCAGCGATCCAAATATTCCATCCAATGCTCACCGTCTTATGATTGCACAAATGGCTATGCAAATGGCACAGCAATCACCTCCCGGCATGTTTAACTTGGAAGCATTAAACAGAACAATTTTAAATGCAGCCAATATGCCTAACATGGAAGAGATACTTCCAGCAAAACAAAAACCAAAACCTCTTGATCCTGTATCAGATATTATGGCTGCAACAAAAGGTGTTCCAATTGGAGCATTCCCCGGTCAGAATCATGATGCTCATATACAGGTAAAGATGGCTTACTTACAAGATCCAATGAATGGTGGAAGTCCTCTTATGCAACGTATTAAACCTGTACTGGAATCTAATATACAGGAACATATGGTTCTTAAATATCAGGAACAGATCACAGGTGTAACACAAATGGGTATGCAAGAAATTGGTCCTCAGAAACCAGAAGTTGCAGAAGCTGTTATGGCTCAAGCTGCTCAACAGGTATTGAATGCAAATCAGGCAATGGGTATAGCCCAATCACCTGAACAGCAATTAGTTGCCTTGGAACAGAAGAAGGTGGAATTACAGCAGCAGAAACTACAAATGGATGCTGCCAATAATACAGCAGAAGCTGCTTTGGATGTGCAGAAACTTAAACTGGAACAGTTGAAACTTCTACAGGAAGCAGCATCAGAAGGACAGTCTGCCGTACTGAGGAAAGAGAAGTCAGAACTGGATAGAGCAAGTAAGGAAACTTTAAAGACACTTGAATTAATGACCAAGATGACAATGGAAGAACAGAAGACTCAACTAGCAGAAAAACAATTAAAAGGTAAAATGCTGGAGAAATCTGCTGATATAGAAAATCAAAGAGATATGAAGATTGCCGAATTACAATCAAAAAGAAAAGGAGATGATAATGCCTAAAAATGTAGGAATGCATTACCCTAATGATATTAAGGGTGTGACAAGTGGTTATCCTACACATGTACCTAATGGTGATGGTGGTGCATATGGAGATCCCACAAAGAAGTCTATTAAAGATGGTGGTACTGGTGATAGACCACAGAAAGGTGTCTTGAATCAGAGAGATCCATCTTCATGGAAATATCCCTAAAGAATGGAAATATGGGATGAAGTAGTAAAAGAATATAATATTGAGCTACAGCGACTAAAAAATATTATAGCTAATGGTGGTGCAGAAAGTTATTCTCATTATCGTGAGCTAGTCGGTCATATTCAAGGTCTTGAATGGAGCCGAGAAGTTTTTACAACTATTATTAAAAAACGTATGTATGACGAAGAGGAGTAAATGCAACAGGTACATTTAGGAAACGCTATCAAGAATGATATGTGGATCACAGAGGATGAGATTCTAGATCCCAATCCTCTACCAGAGTTACCGGGCTTTCATATTCTAGTTAGGCCCATTAGTATAAAAGGTGTAACAAAGGGTGGGATTATGCTACCCGATTCGACCAAGGATGACATGTCATATCTCACAACGGTAGGTAAAGTCCTATCTTTAGGAGATCTGGCATATAACGATGAGGAAAGATTTCCCGGTGGAGCATGGTGTCAAGAAGACGATTATGTATGCTATGCTAAACATGCTGGTCAGAAATTATTCTATAAGTCAGTAAGACTTATTCTATTATTTGACGATCAGGTTATCTGTAGAGTAGAACATCCAAAGGATCTTGACCCTACATTTAATTTAACATCTAGTTCTTAATACTTGCACATTTGTACTTAATATAGTATAATAGAATAAGGACGTAAACCCGTATGCTTCGTAAGCAGCGAAAGGAATTAAAATGGCTGAGAAAGAAGAATGGACTGAGGTGGAAGCACCAAGTCAGGAAGATGCACCTAAAGTAGAATTTGAGGTGGAAGAAGATAAAGCAGTAGAAGCCAAGACTGAAGTTGAAGCTCCTTCTGATACTGAGGAAGTAAAATCAGAGCAACCTGAAGAGTTAGAAGGTATAGAGACTAAGGGTGCTCAGAAAAGAATACGCCAGTTGATCAAACAACGTAAAGATCGTGATGATCAGATTGCTCAACTAGTACAACAGAATGAACAACTAACTGGTAAACTGAATACCAGAGAACAAGAATTTACTAATATTAGTAAACTGCAACTGGATGCAAATGAGAAGCAGCTTACAGACAAGATGGAGTTAGCAAGAGCCGCTTATAAGTCTGCACATGAAGAAGGAGATACAGGTAAGATCCTTCAAGCGCAGGAATTTCTAAATGAAGCACAGAATGATTTAAAAGCATTGGGTGCTACGAAAGCTCAATTTGAACAGCAACCTCAACAGGCTGTTCAGCAACCCCAACAACAGTATGCTCAACCGCAAGGCGCAGCAGATCCACGAGCCATAGAATGGTCACAAAAAAATGATTGGTTCGGACAAGATAGGGTAATGACAGCAGCCGCACTTGCATTAGATGCAGAGTTAAAGGAAGAAGGGTTTGATCCAAGTGATCCAGAATTTTATAATGAGATTGACAACAGAATTAAGGAAGCATTTCCAAGCAAGTTTAACGCTGCTGTCAAAGAAAGTTCGGTGCAGGAACAACCGTCAAAACCTGCTCAAGTAGTAGCTGGAGCGTCACGTTCCACTCCAGC